TTTATGCTTATAATAAATTTACAGTTAGGGATTTTTATAAAAAAATCACCACCAGCAATATCTAAACTGTTATTTGTTACATCTGTCAAGTACAAACAAAATGTTACGGTTTTGTTCTCATTTCCTTCGCCATCTACGTGATAACCTCCATCTTGTCCAAATAGCTGGTTGCTAACATACTGTCGTTTTATAATTAGAGTTTCTCCAGGAAATAAACTTTTTATTTTTTCGGTTATAAATCTTGATGCATTGTCGTTATCATTATGTGATACAAAAAATTTATTATGGATCGTCTCTTTCCCGCCAGACGAATGGTTGTATTTCCATTGTTTATTCTTTATTGCGCTGGTTAGGATTTTCAATTCGTATTCGTCTAGAAAATTATCGATTATTTTTATATTCTCCATAGATTGGGTTGAATGAATTATTCGAATTGTTTTTATTACGTTATATTATTTCAACTAATTTCCAAGATACACATATTCTAATGTCTGTAAAAAACCGACTGAATGAACTTGATTTATGCCAATAATTTGATGGAAACATAATAATTCGATTATATAATGGTTCATAAGATAAATTATATTTTTCGTCAGCAACTTTGAAAGTAATGTATCCTCCAGCAGAATCTACTAATTCTTTTCCGATATTTGTTAAATATAAACAAACAGTATAATAGTTAGGTTCGTCTGAATCAGTATGAAATGATCCATCTTGGCCAAACGTTTGACCATTAGCATAAACGCGTAACAGTTTGAATTTCTTTGCAAAATGTTTCTCAATAACTTCTTTTAAATAGTCGGTGAAGTACTCTTCATCTGACAAGTGCATACACCAGAATATTGATGCGCCTATAGCATTATTTATCGATGTATGTCCCCATTCCCAACTTTTGGAAGATATAATCTTTTGAATATTACTTATTTCTATATTAGTAAAGAAGTTATCGTATACTAGAATCTTTTCCATTGTTTATTCAATCATAATAATTCTTTTAATTTATTTTTACAGATAATTATGTGTGAAAAATATGATAAATGGTTATAAAACGAAACATTACAACTAGTGCATGTATTTACTACTGCGCCGTCTCGTATTAAAGTACAGATTTTTTTATTAATGTGATGAATTTCTCTTTTATTTCGTTCTGTTACATTTTGTTGATTCTTAAAAAGCTCGATAAAGTTTCTATTTACTTCAGAAAATCCAAGTTTTGATATTGATATTTGAAACTCATTGTAGAATAGTTCTTCAATTATTCTATTCGTTTTTTCACAAATTCTCTCTTGTTCTGCAATTCCGTACTTCAGTACTGTTGCTGATCTGTACAACTCGAGTATTTGCAGTACATTTCCATTTTCGAGTACAAATGAGTTGGGTGAGGGGATTGGCGCAAGACAATGCGTGGCATTGTTTTCTCTAATCTTCTTTTCGTATTCTTCACGAAATTCGTTAAGCGATTCGTATTTTCTATATTGAAACAATTTGAAATCATTTTCAAAATATTTATTAACAAAATTGAAGGATTCCTCGTTGTAGTCAAACGCAATATTAAATGTTTCATCAGAGCTTTTATTTATTTTTTTTTCGAAAAAAAGAACATCGTCGTGTTTAATGTCGTCTATGTTAAGTATATTGAGTATACATAATAGATCAATATCGATCGTTTCTAATCTGCCAATGTAATTCAATATGACATTACCTGATAAATCGCTAAGACAATCTTGTTGAGTAACAAATGCATGAAACTGTGAAATAGCATTTACCTGTTTATGATTTTTGACAAATGTATTAAAATCCGTAAAATATTCTTTATTTTCCTCCACGCTTTTGATTCGTCCATAATTCGTTTTTTTCAATTCTTGTTTAAGGTAATTGTAAGCTGAATATAGTTTATCGTATGGATTTCGAACAAATGTAAATGTGAAGTAGTTACTTAAGTGCCGCAGCCCTCTATATTGATTCAAAAATAAATATTTACAATTAGATATGGTAGGGTCGTCTAAACTATTACTAAATTCTGCGTGATCCTCGATAAATATACCCTCAAAGTTGTAATGCTCCATCAAAATCTTTCTAATATAGCAACCACCACATTTTACATTGTGTAAAAAAATCGCTTTCAATTTATTATTAATATATGCCATATAGTAATAATTACAAAGAACCGTTTAATTTCTATCAATGATTAATCACTTTCAATGGATAAATATATCACGTACATAAAAATCAGATTTATTCATTTTTTACGGTTTCAATAATCTCTTCCCAACTTCCATTATCAAAAATAATTATGTGGTTATCCATTATATCATTATCGTGTACGTTTTCATCAATTGAAAGTAACTTACTGTACAATTTTGTAGTTGAGTCAAACGTAATGTAGTAATGGTGACCATATTTGGTGTATTTATATAGCTTGTATATGTTTCCGTATTTCGATATATCCATAGAAATATTACTATTTACACCGTACTCATTGATCGTATTATCCTCAAAGAAAGTTAGCGGTGAAATAAAATCCGGATTTAGATAATTACTATTTTTGTATTTATTATCTATATCTTTCTTTACGGCATCACTTACTAAGTTGTATATTTTGTTTGCAATATCTAATTTAGTTACTTCTGTTTTTTCTTCAGCTGTATTTGTTATTATGGGGTTCATCATTGATAGCTCATCATCAGTGGTAGGCGGTTCTAATGCTGCTTCCATATTTATATCTTATATTTATATTTTTCTAATTTTATTAAGTGTGAAAAATGACTGAAACAAAAGACCGTATTTACTACAAATGAATGATTATAATAAAGAAACCTTTATTTATGAAAATGACAATTCTTTACCAGAAGAGCTTTGCTTAGACTTGATAGAGTTATTTGACAATTATCATGAAACAAAAAAGCGAATAGAATCAAACAGGCTAAACCGCTTATTATTAGAAGAGATAAAAACTAATTTGATCTCATATAAGAGAAAAATAAATTCATTAAATAGTAAGAAGGATACGTCAAATTATGTAAAAATACCAAAGTACATTAAATCCGCAGTTCAATGCGACCGACAATGTAGCATACCGAACAACATAATACAAGTCTTTGATAAAACAGATAGATTGCACCCAAGTATTTATAATAATATTATAAAGATCCTCAAAACAAATCCCGAATACAATTATATTTTTATTACCGATAACGAGGCAATTGAGTTAATAGAAGCAAATTTTGATAGTGACGTATTACGTGCATTTTACAGACTTAAAATCGGTGCTGCAAAAGCGGACTTTATTCGTTACGTTTCATTGTATGTATATGGAGGAGTTTACTTGGATCTAGACTCAGACATACAAACAAAATTAATCAAATTTATTCCTCAAGATATAGATTTTATATTTTTTTATAACTATGCTGAAGACCCAAAAATTGTGCAATGGCTTATAATGGTGGCAAAGAAACATTTCTTAATCAAAATGATTATAGATGAAATGGTTAATCGCATAAATAGAAGTGAAACCAATATTTTTCTAGCTACAGGCCCTACATTGTTTACTGATGTAATTTATAATGAAATAAACAAAACTAGCATCTATAATTTCAAACAAACTTTTTCTATTGAAGAAAGACTGGAGTTTTTGAATACGTTTGAACGCGAACCTAGAATCATGAATGGATTAATTCTTAATAGAGAGACTTATAGCAGTTATTTCAGGTTTCATTTCGAAAAGTACGAGGAATCATTTATGTACGAAAATAATGAACGATATACTATCAGTTCAAATATTTATCAAGATTCTTTGCTAAAAATTGATGATTTTTTTATTTATAGACTCGATAAATGCATACCTAATGTTATTTGTGCAAATAAGAATATGTGTTTTGTTTGGGGTTTAAGCAGTGAGCAAAATGAACTTTTATTCTGGAATGAATACCAAGTTCAGCTTAAAGCGGGAAAACTCCTAATGTTTCCCAATTCTTGGTGTTTCCCTTACAAAGAAGTTGTAAAAAATATGAAAGACGCTTATATAATATATGGTTTTTTTGATATGAATATTGATTAAACTCGATCGATGAACTTGTATCTAAACTAACAGCAGATTCATACGCTACTCTAACCCTTTGACTGCAGAGAAATTCGAAACAAGGAATGTTTCTAAATAATTCTCTTGAAATATCTCTCTGCGATTCTCGTGTTTTTTCGTAAAAATATAGGTATCATTTGATTTCTTTACTGTCCATCCTTTATTCAATGCATTAAATACAAAGGTCATTTTTTGAAACTGTTTCTTCGACAACTGTACATTGGTTAAAGAATCTACTGGAATATCTATCTCGATCGCGGACATTTTATATGTAATCTACAGACAGACGTTTTTTGAAAAGATTACGAGACCATATGTAAATTTGGGTTAAATAAACATAAAAGAACCGGGTAAATAATTACAACTAGAATGCACAAAATAAACAATCAAAAAAAAGTAATACCACTAACGATCAATACAATTGATGAAAAACACACAGAAATGTTGAATCAGTTTAATATAATAGAGACAGTTACGATACCTACTTTAGCTGCCGAGAAGAAGCGTTTAAAAACAAGTCTTTCAACTCTGAAAGAGTCTCAAATAGATGAATATATGACTGTGCAAGATAAAATCAATCATATACGAAAACAGATCGCTGCATTAAAACACAAGCGGAAGGAATATCTGTTAGAAAATTCAAAATACATTTTTGATTATTTTGAGCAGAAAAAGCAAATATCAGCGAGTTCAAATACGACAAACCAAAACGTCAATGTTCTCAATACATTTTTTAAAATTAAATCCGTGGAAAATAAAGACACATTACCCGTTGTTGCATCAAACCAGAATATGAATATGAAAAAGGCATATCAAAACTATTGGAATAACGTAAATAACGAGATTACAAATATTCAGGATTTTGTAATAGCGACAGACGTTTGTGAAAGTTGCGGTAAAGGTGAAATGATACCTCAGGATGAAGAGGGAATAATGATATGTAACAATGCAGAATGCAGCAAATTCGTAACGTATATTATCGATAGTTCAAAACCGACAAACAAAGAGCCCCCTAATGAAGTATCCTATACGGCATACATAAGACTGAATCATTTTAAAGAAATCTTATCGCAGTTTCAAGCGAAAGAGACGACGCAAATCCCGGAAGAAGTCATTTCCGCAATTCGCGCACGTATTAAAAAAGAACGTATTCAAGACATGTCGCTCATTAATTACGATAAAATGCGCGACATATTGCGAAAACTGGGTTTGAACAAGTATTTCGAACATATTCAATATATTAATTCGTTATTTGGTATCAAACCTCCTATTATGAATGAAGAGTTGCACGAAACCTTGTGTGTTCTCTTTATAGAGATACAGAAACCATGGGCAACGCATTGTCCAGCGAATCGTACAAACTTTTTTAATTATACGTATACACTGTATCAACTATGTGTGTTATTGGATCAAACACAATATTTGCCATATATTCCTATGATGAAGGATCGAGAAAAACAGCTGGAACAGGATATGATATGGAAGAAGGTATGTAATGATTTAGATTGGGAGTTTTTCCCTAGTGTCTAATCAGGAAATCTTCCCTTTCGTCAAGGGTTATGCTATGTTCTTCGAGCCTTTGCTCTAGAATTTGTCACTGTTCCACCACCTCCTGTCGATAAACTATGATTTTTATAGAACACCATGGAGTTATCCGAAAACAACCCTTTGTTTTTCAAAATGGGCGAATTATTCTTCACAACTAAGGAGGTTTTAATGATTACTGGTGTAGAGAAAAATAAATTGATTCCGGGCATATAAATAATAATTACATAAAAAATCACGCAGAATAAATGATGCAAAGAGAGCAAACCGTAGACGGCAAAATGTGCAAACAAATCATATGTAAATAGCAGCTCCAATAATATGCCGATTCGCGTTCGCTAGTATTAGGATACGTGTAATGTAAACCTAATGCCGAAACGAAATTATTATGTTCTGGCGTTTCAGTTGTTTTTGTCGGGGTTATTTCGTAATGGAACGCATATTCATTCGTTGTAAATACGAATGCGATAATAAAAAGGGTAAGCAACCATATTTGCCGCAAATGCTTTTTGAAACGATAACTATCTATAAATGTTACCATGAAAAGGACAATAAACACCATGGATATGTCGGCAATTTTTATAAAGCTCATGTATTCTATTTTGTTCCAATAAATCATGGTAGTTGTGTAAAGTAGAATTGTAGAAATGGCTAAACGTTTGTAATTGTAGAAAAACGCAATAATTGCTGCTGCTAGCAAGAACTGTCCTGAAAATATCCCTGCGTGAGAAATGTGTCGAGGAACTCGGAGAGTTTTACTAATATGTTCTGTATAATTTTTCATAAAGAAACCTATGGTTTCCTGAACCTTTTCTTTAAATACTAATAATATTATATCTTTATTAATATATTCGTATTGAACATATTAATATTAACTATTTCTAATATAGATTAAGGGAAGGATTCGAAGGAAACCTACGGTTTCCTGATT